CAGGTGGAGGCATAGGTCGAACTCGCCGCCCGCAACAGGTAGCCTGCCTCGTCGGTCGCCGGAATGATGATCTCACCCGGTCCGCCTGGATTGACCACCCAGCGGTAAGAGGCCCGCTGGTTGGCCGCAAGGCTCCAGCGTGACGAGTTGGCCGTGACCGTGGGACCAATGGTGTAGTTGGCATCTGCCACGATACGACCTGCAACATCCGCGCTGTCGAGCGCCAGCGGCACCATCGCGGCGCCCGAGGCGGTACCCGCCGCAGTGACCGCCGACAAATCCCAGATGATCGCGCAGTCGGTGGCGTTTGGCAGGCCGTTGGCGCCGACCGAGATTTCGTAGATCGCCGCACGGGTGACACCGAGCGTCGTCGTTTCGGCAGTGAGTGCCAGCAGACCAGCAGTAGCAGCGCCAAGCGTCGTGCTGATGTTCTGCAGAGTGCCCGCCGACGCGAAACCTGGTCCGTTGTTCACAGTATAGAGGGCCATTTTTGCATCTCCTTAGGTCCGTTCAACCTCCAGAATTAACGTCGCCCTCTGGATGGAGGAGACGCTATCAATGTTGAAGCGGAGGATGTCCCCAGCATTGATTGTTGTGTCCCAGCCCGTGAGATCGCTGTCCTGGCTCTTGTTCGAGGCTGTGATGGTTGGCTTGGCCGCCGCGGTGATCGAGTCCGCTACGGTCGGAGGAAAGTTTCCGTGAGTGTCTTTCCATACATCGATCACCAGACTTCCGGTCTGTTGCGAATACATGTTGACTTCGGTGATCGTGCAGGCAAACGGCACGGGCAGGTCCAACGCTATTCCAGTTGTCAGCACGGCGGCGCCGCCGTCGAACACCGCAATGGCACCTGCATGTGTCCCGAACGATCTGAAACTCCCGGTACTGAACAGGATACGTGGCACATTGACGATGCGCAGCCCGGCCGTGCGTTCTCTCGCCGAGAGCCGCAACCCGGTCCTGGTTTTTGGGTTTTCGAAAAACTGTAACATTAGTCAACCCAGAACACTTCCTCGCGGATCGTTATTGTCCCACGCGCCCAGAGAATGCGGCGGTCAACATCATCCACTGATCCGAGAAACGCCTCATAGTCACCCGCTGGAATGGCGGCCATGACGGAAAACGAAGCACGCAACCCGATAACTGTGGCGTCAACTGTGTTTGTTACGGTACTGTCGCCTGTTGTGGAAAGGGAAAGAACGAGAACATCACTGTCGAACTCGTACAAGTTAAACTGCCATTCCCAATCATCGGCACCAGCAATCACCGTGCCGTTTTCGGTTACCTCGATGTCTTCGTGCAAAGTCTCGCCATTCGAGACAAACCCGGCAATGATGCCTCGAGCGCCGGTATCACCGGCACCCTGCCTGGTTGCGGTCATTTGAGCAGCCCGTACAAAGTAAAGCGACCAGAGGAGATGTTGCCGCTCTCAAACAAAAAGCGGATGCCGGTAATGGGACCGGTACCGCCCTTCCACATACCGTTGCCCTCGCACGAGCGCGGGTTGCCGTCGGCACTTATGTAAACACCATCAAACCGCACAGGGAAGGAATCGGTAGTTTCAGGATTACTGAACCTCACCGTATAGACGCCGTGCTCGCCAGCCGCGTTACCGTTCGACACGCCCGCGCCCTGCTGCGACATAACAATTTTGGCATCACTGCCGCTGCTGCCGTTGCTTGCCGCACCGTGAGTTGCGTTTATCGACCAGTCATAAAGCGTAACCTCGTAAGTCGGGCCGCCACCCGTCCCTATCCTGAGCCAAAGTTCCACGTCGTCGGTGACAGGCTTCACGCTGCTGATGCGTATTTCAAAGGCGTCGTAGGTGTCGTTGAGCCCTGTCGTGAAGTCTACGACCGCAGAGGCGGCAGCAACCTGCGTTTGGATTTTCACCCAGCCGACGTTCGCAGCAATTGCTGCGGCAATCTCGGTCGTGACATCCAATTGAACGGCAAATTCATCCCAGGTGGTGCCGTTATAACCCTCCCATTGCGGGATGGTCGTGTTCCGGCGGACATCACCTTCCACCGGTGTGGCCGGCCGTTGCGCCGTCGTACCGGTCGCAAGGTGGGTTTTCTCGGAGGAGCCGAGAGCCCCCGTCAATGCCGCGACATCGGCCGCCAGGTCGGCGAGCTCTGCCGCAGTAGCGGCACCCAGGTTGGCCAAAGCCGCCGGGGCTGTAGATGCGCCTGTACCACCATCGGCGATCGGCAAATCCCCGGTCCCGATGGCGATGCCGGGATCGATGGAATCTCGTTCAAAGACGGTACTACCGCTGCTATTCTTAATTAATAATTTATAGGATGCAGTTGCAAAATATCGGATCGCATGTCGGCCAGCAGAATCAAGAATGATAGGATTGGCGGCAGGCGTGCTCAGTCCTTCATTTGAAAACAAACTAAGCGGCGTAGTTGTAGTAGCCGCATAAACAGTGACAGAGCCGCCGTTTAGCGGATCACCACTATCATCGAATAATTGGATGAGGCTGGTCGGTACCCAGGTCGCCATTTGATGTCCCGTCGTTATCTACTGCGCGCAAACTCACCAAATCGTTCTTGTGCAGCCTTCACATAGGCCGCGTGAGCTTCTTCTGCGGTATCAAAATGACCGAGAGAAACCTGTTGGATTTTTGCTTGCCATCTGCCGCCCCTTCGCCTGCGCCGGTAATGAGCGCCCTTGAGGCCAGATGTATTGTTGCGATGTAAGCGAGAGTTAGCCTTATTCTGCGAAGGCGTTGCGAGACGCAAATTGTCTATCCGGTTGTTAGTTTTAACCATGTCTTTGTGGTCAAGATCGCCTAGCGGCCATTCACCGTAAACGTAGAACCATGCAAGACGATGGGCCTGATAGACGCGTCCGCCGGTCTCAATGCTCAAATATCCTGCCCTGCCCACAGAGCCCGCCTTAGAACCGGCACGAGCAGGGCCGCGACGTACACGCCATGTGAAACCACCTGTTTCTTGGTTATATTCAAGGAGTTCGCGGAGCCTTTCCAAAGTGAGATCTGCCATGCTAAAGTCCGCCTATGAGGGTTTTGTGGGTAGCGTTAGCCATTGCGGCTGCCGGGATCGGCGTCGCATTTCATCTCAGCGAAGGGTTGGGAGCCGCGGGCCCGTTCTACTTCTGGGCCGCGCTATTCAGTTTTTGCGCCGCCCCAAAGATCATCAGGCGAAAGCGCGATGCCGATGGTCTGTAGATTGGAAGTCAGGTTGCGGGTTGCCAACGTCACCCTGGCAACATTGCGAGCGGTCTGCGATATTTCGTAGTCTTTCGCTGCCTTGCCAAAATCCCGCAGCGTATTCGCTATGACGGGCATCTGCCTGGCGATGTTGGCGGCTTCCTTGGCCTGAGACCGCGCAGTCCCTGCTCCCTTGGCCAAACTCAAAGCGCCTGCGCCGACTGCCTCTCCGACGAAGGGAACGCCGACTACAATACCTGCCCCGTGTCCGATCACCGCTCCGATCGCTGCGGTGATCCGTCCACCGACGGCATCCAGCGCCCGGTTGGTAAATGTCGCCGTGTTCGACCAGTTGGCGCCGGCTTGTGGCACCTCAAGTTTGCGCATCAAGTCGGCATATTGCTGCAACATTGCCCGCTCGGCAGGAGAAAAAACGAGCGCCGCCATTTCCTTGCCGCGTCCACTGAGGAAATCATTGAGCCGCTGTGCAACCTTCCCGCCACCGAACTGCGTCATTCCCTCACCGGCATCAACCAGTTTGGAAAACAGCCCCTGTCGCACCCCCGCCCATTCCGGGGACTGTTCACCAAGAATGCCCTTGATGCGGTTAGTCACGGCTACGTTGAGACTATTCGGATTGACGCCGGAAGAACTAAACAAGAAGTCCGCAACGTCGTTCGGAATCGTTTGTTTTTCGCTGCTCCCGATGATCTTCTGAACGACGTTACCAACCGGGTCCTTGCCGCGCCCCCCGAATGTCGCCTTATAGTCGGCATGTGCTGCTCTCGCCGCATCCCATGCCTTTATGGCGCTTTCGTCGCCGGTGAACATTCCGCCTTTAACGGCGGCATCAATCTGGTCATCAAATGACCTGAGCACAGCCTGTGCTGCACGACCATCCGCAGCATTCCCGCTACGGAAAGCATCCGAGCGGATAGTGGAAAGGTTCTTGCGCCACTGATCGACGCCCTTGAGGTCTACGCCGACAATTCTTGACGGGTCGGGTTGCCCGAAGGGATCGGCACGGTTCTTGATTTGCAGGTTGCCAATCTGGTCCTCGAGATATTTGATGGCTTTCGATGCAAATGGCGTTGTGTTGTCGATAATGACTGGTTCGGAAGCAAGGGTGAGATCGCCCTTGATCTTCTGCGGCAGTCCTTCGAATGCAGCGGCGTGTATTTCTCCGGGCTTGGCTCTCGCTGTCTCATACGCGGCACCAACATCGGCCTTTCGCATGGCCGCGGTCTGCTGCACCGATTGCTGTGCAAGCGCGGCAGCCTCTTGCGGGCGTTCCGCAATAACCTGCCCGCCTGGGTCGAGCTTGCGGGCAACACCTTCTCTCGTTGTGGCGACTTCGGCTCGTTGCTGGTCAGCAAACGCCTGCGCTGCCTCTTGCGCCTTGGGGCCGGACGTCCCACGCAATGCCGCTTGCTCGCGCTGAATGGCCGACAGATCGCCGGTTGCTTGCCCGGTACTTAGGGTTACCCCCATCTGCTGCGTTGGTGGCGCCGCCGGCCTGGGGGTACCAGTTGGTAAACGCCTCGGGAGGGGAAGTGCTAAGCCGGCGGCAAATTCGCTGTATTCCTTCGGGACACCGGTGATGTTCTGGATCGGCTGGCCGACCACTGTTCGCAAGGCGGCATTGATTGGCGATCCCACATAGCCCAACGCACCGGCCGCCAGTTCACCGGCTCCGGTCAGCACCTTGGCCGCCTGTTCATCAGGGAACGGGCCAATACGCGGACGATCGGACGGGCTGACCGCACTGGCAATGCGGCTTACGCCGCTACCCATCTGCTCCTGCGCTTCTCTCCGGAACTCGCCATAGGCAGCCGGATAGTTTGTAATTGGGCTCACGGCGGCGGCAGCCTGTCGAGCAAGCCCTTGCGGGCCGCGTGACGCCATAATTTCCGCTATCGTGCTTTCCTGTTGTTCTGGCGAGAGCGATCGGAAACTGTCGTCAACTTGTACCCTACCGATGCCCTCAATTTGAAGCGTCGCCATCAGTCAAGCACCTGCCATCTGACGCCGGATTTGGTGGTTCCTCCCGCGCCCTTTGTGGGTTCGGCCTTCGTAGGCTCGCCACCGCGCAATAGCCTCTTGGCTGGTTCCGAAAGAAGGCTGTCGAAGTTCTTGCGTCCGGTACCTTCCTCGTATTGTCGTTGGTAACCCTGCAACTGCCCGGCCATCAATTTCTGATAAGTGTCTATAACGCCCTTGAGCTGCGGATAGCTCTTCGCGGAATCAATTGCCCTGATAGCTTCCTCACGATCGCCCAATGCACCGGCTGCGCCGATCACCGCTTTGACGATTTCACCACCGATCACCCGCTTGGCGGCGTCGAAGTTACCGGGGGCTTCAATGCCGATCTGGGTCTGGACCTTGTTCTTGATCGCATTGAACGCAGGAAAGTCGCTGTTGTGCAGTGCCTTCGCGAGGCTGTCGAGCGTGTCCAGGTGATCCAGGGCAACACTGAAAGATCGGACTGCATTTCCTGGCGGTCCCTTCGCAAAAGCATTGATGGTTTGTGACCGCATCGCATAGTTCTTGACGTCATAGGTTGGATCATATCGCGCAACGGCACCTAGCACCGCCTCTGCATGACCCTTGAATTTTGATAGTTGTGCCGGGTTGAGATCGTAGTCGGCCAATCTCTTGACAAGGGCCTGAGTATTGGCAGGTAGCGTCTGCAAATAAGCCTCATCGCGCTCCCGGTTTGGATTGCCGGGAGGCAGTGCAGCCGGCACCGGAGACGCCTGCGCCTGTTGGATTGGCTGTGCTCCGGGTATCCCTTGGTTTGCCATCGGGACAGGCGACTCGGCAGTATATGGAACGGTGTTGGACGTTTGCGTCGGCTGCGTCGGCTGCGGCGACGGTGGCGCGGGCGCTGGCGGCAGAGTAATTCGCCGAGCGGTCCCGTCTGGATTAATGGCAAAAACGCTTGTCGTGCCGGTCAGTGGATCGGTATCACTGGTATAGTGTGGCTGCTTTTCGTTCAGTCTTCGGACATCCAAGTTATAACTGCGATCGGCGTTCGCCTGCGCCTGCTTACGTTGCGCATCCGTGCTCGCGAGTTGGGCAAGCTGAAATAGCACCGATGGACTACCGGACGCCCCGACCTTACCCAGCGCCGCCCCATAATTACCAGCGGCCAGGTCGGGCGCCGCGGCACGGATAGCGTCCATCTGCGCCTGCTCCTCGGCGCGCTTGCGCGACGTGTCATAGCTCTGGGTGCCCAGCATTAGCGCCTGCAGAATGTTGGGCGGGGCAACGTAGAAAGGATTGTCGGCCATTTACGTCATCCGACCTTGGTAGAACCAAAGCTTGGCGTCTTGAAACCACCGCCAGCCCATGCGCCAAGGCCAGTGGCCCCGGCACCGAGCAGATTTGTCCATGCCTGGTTCTGGGCGGTCCGATCGGCAATTATGCCCATCGGCTCGGTGGCGGCGGACTTAAACTGATTGCCGTATGCCGACTGCTGCATCCCGAGATTGGCGCCAATTCCGGCACCCTGCGTCCCGACCTTGGCGCCGGCGGCTTGGAGGCCCTGAGTGTTGAGCCCCATCAACCGAGACAGATAGTCGCCGACACGCTGATCCTCATAATCGCTGCCGTAGCGTTGCAGTGCCTTGAGAGCGCGGCCACCGGCAAGATCGTGGCCCGACGCATTGATGCCGCGCAGCGCCGCAGTGGTGCCGGTCTCGAGCCCGGACTGATAGCCCGGCAGACCGCGGTAGGCATTTGTGAAAGCCTCTTGCCCGCCGGTCCCCGAAAGCCCAAGCCCGCGCAATAACTGCTCAAGCGCACTGCCGCCGCCGCTGATCCATGGATTATATGCCTGCGAAATACCTTCGTAACCGGCCTGTGCTTGCGTTCCCGCCGCCTTGGCGCCGGCGATGGCTTCTTGTTCTCGCTGATATTGCAGCCGTGCGGCTTCGGCGCCTGTGTCATCATTGCCAAGCAAGGTGTCAATGAACGAGGCCATGGTGTTATTCCTTTAGTTCAACTGTACCCAGACGGCCGCGCCTGCGGTCACATCCACAGCGACGTAAACATCACCCGCCGCTACATCAAACCACTGCGAGCCGACCGAATAGTTTCTGCTAGCGTCATCGGTGACGGCCGGTGCAACAATGGCCGCGAAGTTGTTGCGTGGCACTGACGCCAATTCTTCGAGAAACCGCCGCAGTTCGCGCGAGATGTTCGGGTCGTTTGGTACCCGGCTGGCCATTACTGTGCGGCCTGTGCTTCGTTGTCGCCGAGCATCAGCGCGCCGAGTGGTGATCCAGCCAGCCCGTACTTGCGTAGAATGTCGATGATGTCGTCGCGGAATTCACCCAATGGCCCGCGCTTGGCTTGTGGCGCATTCTCCATCGCCATGAGGGCCTCGAGGACATTGCTGGCCATGTCATTTTTTCGACGCGAGGAACGGAATGAACCTGTTGAGCTTGACCGCAAACAGCCCGGACGGCTGGACGCCGTAATACCAAGTCAGCCACGATTTCCCGACGTAACTGCGCCAGTATCGTTTCGTACCATCATCCAGGTGCAGTGTGGCCCGCTGCCAGCCGGTCTGCCCGATGTCGTCGCGCTGGGTCAGCAGTGGGTCGTTGGCTCCCTCGGTGACCTCGACTGTGTAGTTGCGGTCCTGTACGCCCCAGATAACCGTGGAGATGTATCGCGACGCAAAAGGGTTGCGCGCCAGCCAGGTTGCCTGCCGTATCCACTGCGGCCAGCCCGGTGCCCACCAGGCGGTTGTTCCATCATCAAGCCACTGTTCGGCGCCGTCGAGCTTGAACGCAAAGGCGATGTCGCGCTTGACACTGTCGGGGATGCGTTCCCGGCCGGTAACCTTTGCCCATTTCTTACCGGCGTCGTCCGTCCAGAACTCCCATTTTTCGTTCTTATTGTAGTCGGCCATGTCATATAAAAACTTTTCTGCAGTCCATCAATCATCACCTTTTCAGTTGGCGTAATTCTACATCACAGCCGACCAAAGCTCTGGCCACCGGATCAGAAATCGACAGTTCGAAAACAACGCCACGCGGCCCAAACCGCCCCAACCTTCGCGCCGTGATGCGCGCCCGGTAGTTGCCCGTCGTCCCGAGCTCGAGCTCGCGGTAGTTATTGAACGTGTTGCCGCCATCCACTGATGTTCGCAGCATGACCTTGGGGTTGCTTCCTTGTCCCGACATGGTGCCGAAGCCGGTCGCCAGGTCGAAATGCACCGCATCCAGAATGGCGCCGTTCGGGAACACATGCAGCGGCGGTGAAATCACCTTCCAGACGAACGTCTCGCCGTCTTCGGTGTAGGTGTCGCGATCAAGATAGAACAGCTTTCCCGACAGGGCGTCGCCAACTATAGTTCGGTCAACGCCGACATCATCCGTAATCGTAACTGAATATTGCGCCCGCCATTTGGTCTGGGTATAGCTCTGCCGTGTGTGCCAGGTCTGTGTTGCGGCGTCGTAACATCGCGACCAGTCGGAGCCTTTGAAGCACGCGAACTTGTGTCCACCCCGATCGAAGCCGAAGCCGAGCATGGCCTCGGCATCCGTGTCACTCTCCATCTTTCGGGAGATGTCATTGCTCTGCAACATGATCGGATTGTAATTATCCAATCGATAGATATTGTGATCCTCTCCCGGAAACATGAGGGTATTGTCACATCGGGCAACAGCGTGCGTCGCAAGCAATCCGCGGGACGGAAACGCAATTGGATCAAACGGGAAATCGGCATTCCCTGTATTGCGCCAAACCTCCGACCCGTTCGAGCCAAACCCGAGCAGTTCACCATTGTATTCGATGACCCTTCTGCCCGTCCCAGGGCGCTGCTTGAAGCGGTCGAAGTCAAGGATGTCGATCTCCTTGGAGTCATTGATCCCCGATAGAAAGAACCGCTGATCATCGATCAGATAGACGGTGTAGCCCGACACATAGTCCGCCGACACCACGGGCGAGGGTAGGTCAACATCAAGAACAACCGACAGGCTGTCCGACTCGATGACTTGAACCATAGCCTCGGAGACGACGACGATCTGCGGGTCGTCCTTCTGATTGCAGCTCATCTGCACCGGATCGACGCCGGGGACGGTTCCGATGCGGGTGGCCGTCCCGTCAGCGTCAATGCGGTACGCGCTCGAGGGATGAATGGAGTAGAAATGGTCTTCGTCGTGGCAGCGGATCATGCCGCGGCATGGACCCGCTTCCGTGTCTGAAAACCCCACCAGTCCTTCGCACGGCAAGACGGCCAATGGCGCCTTAGCGTCCTGGTCCATCTTCTCGGCGTAGCAGTTCACCAGGTCCGTCGTGCCGATGAATGAATACCGCCCCGGATTGGAGCGGAAGGCAATCGGCGCCGCAGTCATGACTAGAAATAATCCGGCGTCGTGTACGCGCCGGTCGGGCCGATCTGCCCGATGCGGTGCAGGTTGAGTTCGAGCAGTTCCATGGCCTGGGTGGCTGATGCAATGTCGCCGAGCCCGAATGATGGTGCTAACGCCAGGCCGATGCGGCGCGACAGCACGGTGAGGTATTCACTGGGGACAACAACTTCGCTGCCGTTCCAGATGCTAATACCGCGGGCGGCGAGCATCTGGACTTCCGATTGAACGGTCTCGATTGCCCAGTTGAGGTCGGCCGATGACGGTGTTTCCTCGGATGCCACGAGGCCCAGGTCCTTGAGGACGCGGGTGGCGAGTTCGGTGGTCGTGTAGGTGGTCATGACACCACCTTACGCGGTCGGCCGCGCCGCTTAACGGGCATCGGCATGCCTTTTTTCTCTGGCAAATATGCCTGCTCGCGTTCGCTCCAGGCCGTGTCGGCTGGGATGGTTGCGGGTTTCATATATTGCCGGTACTCGTCCGGACTCATCGGCACCTTGTTTACCGGCGGCTCCGGCAATTTGTGGATGATGTCCGGCCTATCCTCACTCACCTCGAAGAACCGATTTGTCCTTGCCTTCTCGACCAGCTTCTCGACCGGCACGCCGTTCGGCATCTTGTCCGGCGTGATCTCGACTGGCTCACCAGCCGGAAACCTGATGCCATACCACTCGTTGACGTCGGCGCTGCCGTCGCCCTTCCAGGTGATGGTTGTCATTCGCGAACCCATTCTCCTCTGCCGCCGTTATAAATATTGAACGGCGGACTGTATGGCGTCACGGGCTGCTTTACGGGCGAGTAAAGCAACTCGAAAAGTGCCTTCGTCTCGGGCTTCATTGTCTGGCCGCGCAAATCGTTAACGTGATATTCGGCGCGACCCATCTGCTGGTTTTGCAGCTCCGAATGGGCGCGCGGGTTCTGTCCCAGCCACTTGAACGTATCCAGCGCCATCAGGTATTGCAGGGGGTCGGCCATTATTTCGTGCAGACGACAAACAGGTAGTGCGCCATCGGGCTAAATCCGGTGTGCACCACCTCGTCGTTCATGGAGAACAGGAACACGCGGGAGAAATGCGCTCTCATCGCCGCGCGCAGGTCGTCTCCGGTGCGGCAGTTGACGTGGCCGACCTTGCTGATATCGGAAGCGTATTTCTGCGACTCCAGAGAAGGAACACCAGCGATGAACACGCCGTTGGGCAGCAACGAGCTTTTGATGTTGATGATTGCCTTTGCCTCGTCATCCGGGTGAATGTGCTCGAGCACGTCGATCATGTAAATGGCGTCATAACAATACTGGCCGTTGCTGATCGGCCCCCGCACGATGTCGTGCTGGAAGAACATCCCATGCTGGGAGGCGTAAGGCTGCCAAGTTTTATCGAAGTCAAAGAGATGGAGTTCCCCGACTTCCGCCTTAACGACCTCCGAGCAAAAGCCGTCCCCACAGCCAATTTCGGCAACCGTGTCAAACCCGGCCAACATCTTAGACACAAACTTGTAGCGGGCGAGCACCATACCGAGACGACGAGGGTTCCAACGCCAGGTCGAGCCCGCCATCGGGCCGAGCGTTACGGGTTCCTCCTGGAAGCATGGCGCGTATTGCGGTTCGCGGGTCACGACGCGACCGGGGCGGCCATCTTGAATGGCTGCTAACTCCTCTGGCGTCCAATTCAAACCATCAAAAGTCATCATTCAAACACCCCGAATAGCGCCACGATGAAGCCCATGACGGCTATGATGGAGAGAACCAAAATAGAGATGGAGACGGGAGCCGGTATCCGATAGGGCGCCGCGGCAGCATCGACGGCATCGTCGAGCTGTTTCTTCGTGGTCATTCGGCCCTCGCAAACTCACCGTGTAGGCGCTTGGCGGCGTCAACGTAGGCGGCGTGGGCGGCTTCAGGGGTGTCGAAATAGCCGAGATGGTGTCTTATTCCGTTAACCCGAGTACCAGCAGACCACTTGTTATTTTGGCGATGCCAACTAACACCTTTGTAGCCGCTGGTATTATGACTACATTGACGCCTATTGGCACCATTTTGGCTCTTACTGGCGAGCCGAAGATTTTCAATGCAAGAATTTTCCTTGTTGCAGTCCTTGTGATCCAGAAATCCAGATGGCCATTCACCGTAAACATAGAGCCATGCAAGCCGATGAGCAGGATAACGCTTGCCATCAATTTTTATATACCAATACCCATCCGGGTTCGGCGTTCCAGCCAAAGAACCAGCCGGCATCTGCCGTCGCCTATTTCGCCATGTGAACACTCCCGTTGCCGGATCGTAATAAACCACTTCCCGCAACAAATCCGCTGTCAGTATCATCTCTTTCAACCTCATTCTGCGGCCTCAGGTATCTTCCTGAGATCCTTTTGCAACAGAGGGCGCATTTCTAGAAGCGGCTCCAGTTTATTCCATGCCTCGATAATATTATCATAGGTATCCCGTTTATAAATCATTCTTTGAGTTGGTTTTGACCATGGAAAATTCTCTTCAGGGCCAAGTCCTTGCCATTGGGCGTAAAATTGGGGCGTCTCACAGAAGTAGTTATTCAATGGATCGAGTTCGACAAACATCATCCACGGACGTGACCCAAACAAACCTAACACCATTGGGCCATTGCTCACAAAAAGATTGCATTTGGCCTGTTCATATAGGGCCATGCGAGCATGTAAATCCCATGAGGGGGCTGCGCAAACCTCAAAGCCAGAAATCGGTTCGACTCCGATAGGCACGCCGTTATCGTCTCTGAGAACCTTAGACGTATCTCGGATGAAAACCACACGGTTGCCGCGTGCTTCCAAATCTTCGGCAACGCGAAACCATTCGGTGAGGTTGCTGTTACGGTGTTCCCAGTAGGCACATTCCCGCAGCGTGATGGTGATGGGGGGCTTGTCGCCCACATATTCGGCAACCGCATCCGTGGCGTATTGCGGGGCGGTCAGCCGCGGAACCTGCTCGCCGTTCTTGGCAAATTCGACGATGGGCCCGAGCGTGTAGCGTTCCAAAACAGCCGCCTTGGCGCCTTCCTCGGGCTCGATCTCCTCTGCACCTATGAGCGCCAGCGCCGGCTTGATCACGCCATCATACATGATCTTTCGATACTGGTTATGCAGGGCTTTCTCCTGGTCGCTGTCGATGCCCATGGCAAAACTGACCTTGAGCGGGGAGGGTGCCCCCGACCTTCGCCGTGTCATCTCGGCGATGATCAGCCACACCACGAAGTCGTAGCAGGCCGGGCCCTTGCTCATGTTGTAGAAGAAATGATTGCTGTCCGCCGTCCCCTCGATGTTGACCGGGAGGGAATGCCTTTCCGCCATCGTCACCATCAGGCGGTGCTTGGCCTGGTCGAGGCCCCAGTAGGCCGACATGCACATCATCATGTCGCCGGCATGGGTGCTCACGACATGGTACGGATTGTCAGACATGACGACGACGGCAAAGGATGTTTTCCCGAGCTTGGCGCTTTCGAGGCATTGCTCGAGCATCTTGACGACTTCCATGTTACCGATGCTCGTCTTGCCGGTCGGTTTCTTGGGCAGCATTGGTCCTCCTGAAAAAAGCCGGGGCATTTGCGCCCCGGCAGTTGGCGTTAACGAGCTGGAGCGTAGGCCACGATGACGACGACTTCGCCGGTGGTGCCGGCTCCCGTCCATGTTGCCGTCACCGTGGTATCCACCGCCCGCGGACGGGCGGTCGTCGTTGCAAGTTCGTCGAAGGCGATGAAGTAGCCGGCCGTGGTGGCCGGCGTGTTCACCGTCGTCACGTAGGCATTGCCGTCCGCCGTGCTGACCGAGTCGGCGGCGAAGCCGACATCGATCACGCCCGAGGTACCGGCGCCGCTGAAGTCGGCGTTGAAGTACAGACCGGTACCGCCGGACAGGACGTTGGCCCCGGCGGGGAGCACGCCCACCGTGACGATCGTGCCGCTGGCGTTGAGCGCCGGGCCGATCGCTTTGCGCAGGTAATGCACCATGTGGTAGGTGACATCCCGGGCCGACTGGGTGCTGTTGAGAGAGGTTGTCATTGGGTTTTCTCCTTAATCGGCCGGCGAGAAGAAGAAGCCCGTCACGACGCCCCACTGCTTGAGGGCCGTGCCGGTCATTGGGTGTTTCTTGAACATCTTCGCAACACCGTAGGCCGCCTCGATGCCGACGCCCTGGATGAAGTCGTAGTCGTCCTCTTTGCGGAACGTCGGCTTCGCCATCTGGCCCATCGCGAAGACTGCAGCCTGTTGACCGCACATGAACACAGGCTCGACCCTGGATGTGGTCGCGCCCGCAGTCAGCAAGGTTGTCCAGACGTTGGTCACGAACGAGCTGATTTCCGGGACCATTCGGATGATCACGCCGTCGTGCAGCAGGTCGCCGTCCTGGAACAGTGGATTGTTGGGAGCGGCGTGCCAGCCCAGGGTTTCCCTTGGACGGGCGTTCTGGTTGACGGTCGCGAGGTCGTTCTTGAGGTCGCGGAACGGGAGAGAGCCCGCAAACATCACGAAGTTCTCGTAGCCGTCCTTGGTCCGGTACGGCCTGATGTGCGGGTTCGCGTTGAGTGCGAGCCGCTTCATCAGCGAGACGTTGGCTGCAGTGAGCCGGCCGGCCGCCGTGTTCTCGACGTTGGCCAAGGCAGTGGCATGGACGGCGGAGTTGTTCGCCACCTCCATGCCGTAGAGGATACGATCCGAGTTATCCACGTTCCAGGTGTTACGCTGGGCCGCGGTTGCGAGATCGTACTGAATGCCGTTGACGCGGACTCCGCTCGAGGAGGTGGGTAGCGTCTCGGACGGCAGAGCCATGAGCGCGGCGATCAGTTCGTCACGCTTGAGCTCGTTGAGCCAGTCGGAAAGCAGCGGCTTGGCTTCGCCGAAGATATCGGCGGAGTCTTTCTGCTTTTCGGCTTTGGTAGTGACCACGGCGTTGCGCGCCCATTCCAGACGCACGCGCATTCCGTAGTTGTCGATCTTCTCTTCGTTGCCGACCAGCGTGCCGGTGGCAACACCCGCGCCTTGGAGCCTCGAGACCAGCGGGATGTTGAGGTCTTCGCCGCCGTTCTTCAGCTCGTAGCGGAGGCGAATGATCGCGTTGAGGTCTTCGCTCTGGTACGGGGAGAACATGTTCTCCCGCACCCACTCACGATTGATCTGCTGGGTAAAGCGGATCAATTTGTTATTGGTTTCGACTGTGGTGACGGCCATGGCCGTCCTACCTTTCTCGCCGTCACCAACAAAAAACCCGCCACGAGGGCGGGTTGGACCCCGGGTCGTAGCCCGGGGCTAAAAGGTTTTGTCGGTGGTCAGCGCATGGCGTGCCTAAACAGTGCTTCGTCGCTCATGTCGCCGTCGGAGGCCGCATTACCGGCGGTCCCGGACGCCTTGTTGAGCGAGGTCGGCAGGCTGATGTTCGGACGAACATTGGACTGAGTACCCGCTTGCGCGCGGGCGGCCTCGAGAACCTTGGCTTGATAGGCGGGGTCTTTCATCGCCTCGTCGAGAATACGCTGACGATAGGCGGCGGGATCACCGCCGGTTTCCTGCACAAGCTTCTGGTTCTTGTACCACTGCATGGCTATCCCGATCGGGTCGGCTGAGTTCTGCATCTGCAGGCTCAGCATCGGCAGATCGGGGTGGCCGGCTTCCATCGCCTTTTTGACGGCGGATTCCATTTCCTTGATGGTTGACGCACCATACTCGGCCTTGGCGTCGGCGAGGGCCGCCCGGAAGTCAGCTTGGGCAAGCCTGCGCTCGTACTCCTGTAACTTGGCCTCGTATGGCGACAAGCTCTGTTGCATTGCCGCATTGGGGTCGGCGAAGAAGTCAACCGGCTCCTTCGGCTTCTGGGCGGCCTGCAACTGCTGCAGTTGCCGCTCGAAAGCGTGGCGTTGCCGTTCGGCGTCCTCGAACCTCCGCGCCAGGGCGTCGCGCTCCTCCCGGAGTTCCCGCAGCCGCCAGGACGGGACTTGTCCCGCCTCGTCGTCCGGTTTATCCGTTGGAGGTTGTGCCTGCGGTGGAGGCTCCGTTGCGGGTTGTGCAGCCGTTTCCGCCGGTTTGGCCTCGGTTTCCCTAGGCTTTTCGGCAAAACGGCCGTGCTCGTCCCTTGGCTGTCCCTTGTCCGTGGTTTCCTGGGTTACCGGTGCATCCGGCTCCATGGCGGATTGGAACAGTGCAGCGTCGTCCATTGGTACAGTGGTTTCAGCCATTGTGTCGTCCTCTCGCGTTTCGTGCGATCACGTTCCGACTGTGTCGCCAGCCGAGTAGCGTTGCCCTATCGCTGGGCCTGCGGTTTCTGGGCCGCCTTCTTAGCGGCAATCTTCCTGTCCTCGTCGGCCTTGCGCTGCGCCATGTCACGGTCAGCGTTGGCATTGGCGAGGTCAAACAGCATCTGCTGTGGTGCAAGACGGGCCTCCTGCTCGGTCTTGAAAGCCTGCGCCTGCTTGTGCTGGCTCGAGGCGCGCGTCTCCTCTATGTCCGCCATGGCTTGCGCGTTCTGCAGTTCGGGGGGCAACTCATACGGCTGCGGCGCCATCGGCGCTCCCTGCCCGTTCATGGTGGCGTCAGCGGCCATCTGTGCCGGGGCAAGCCGGGCTTCGATCATGGTCTTGGCCGTCTGTGCTTCCTTCAGCCCGGCCCCGGCCTCGTCCAGATGCACCTTGGCCTGCCCGCCGGCCATCTGTAGCTGTTGCATCGCCTGCTGCATCGGGTCGGGCTGCTGTGCCTGTTTTGTCGCATCCCGAAACGTCTTCTTTTCGGACGCCGACAAGGGCGACGTGTCAATGAGCATCTTGACCATCGCCCTCGCCTCGGCGGGCGCCAGCATGGGAGCGAGTGCCGGCACCACCTGAGAAAGCGTCTCGTACATATCCTGCATCATGGTCACCGTGTCCGGGCCCTCGTCCAGCACGATGTCCACGTCCAGTTGTCCTATGGCATTGACCAAGGTCGGCTGCCCGGTCATCGGATCAACGTCGAGCTTGTTGATGTCCACGAACTGCTTCATTTCCTCGTCGTCTGTGGCGTTGATCTGCCGCTCCGCGGTCCAATGCTCCTTGATGGCAAACCACACCGCCCGGTAGACCTGAATCTTCCACGCCTTGTTCGCCGACAGGTACGGCCCCAGCGCCCGCAACCCGGACTGCTGGTTCAGGGCAATAGCCCGCCCAGACTTGGCCTGCGGCGCGGTGCCGGTCAGATCCACATTAGGCCCATAGTTCTGAATGTAACTATCGTCCACCTCGCGCAGCTTCATCAGCCCGGCGAAGTCAAAGGTCCGATCAGCCTCCTTGATGCCGTCACCAACCGGCAGATGGCTCTGAATGATGCCATCCGCCCTGGCATACTCCTGCCGTGTCTTCTCGATGTCCTGGACGGCCCCGAGCGTGATGAACAGCTTGTTCGAGGCTACGACGTGCTGCGCCTTGCTCTGCTTGGTGTTAAGCCCGTCTTGCGGGGATTTCATGTTGCGGACCAGGCCGTAACGGTCGCCGGCCTGGTCAACGTCCCCGGAGTACATGACATACTTGCAGAACGGCTTGCCCTTCTCGTCGTGAAACGGGCTCTTGCCCTCCTCAAGTATCTGCGACCCGGTGAACGTGGCGTAGCACCAGCCGCCCTTGTGGCGGTACCAGCACTCAACAATCCTCACCCACTTGTCGCCGTCCTCCTCGACCCCGACCCACCGGCTTTCCATATCCGACCGTGGGGCGAGGTCACTGGATGCACCCTCGAGCTCGCTGAAATCCACCCCCGGGAACATGGCCTCAGCCTTGGCCTGCCGTAGCTTGACGCTCATCCCCATGTAGTCAGCGTCCGAGAAGTCCTCCTGCCGCGACGACGGGTCGTAGAAGAACCGGTCAGCCAGCACGCTAGTCATGGTGATGTCGTGGTCGCCGAACTTCGACGGCTCGAGCTCGAGCTCCACACCGCCAATGCCGTCGATCGCCGCCATGCGGCCGATCTTGGGCGTCATGGACCGCCACTGGTTCTGGTCGAGCACAGTACGAATGCAAGCCGTGACCAGGTCCGCCCCTTCCTCGTGCTGCCGTGTCCGTGCATAGGCCTTCGGGGCCTGCCGCCGTTCCTCGATCACGCCCACGTTACTGTTTATTTTGATGTTGATCTGGTTGTAGGTCATAATCGGCTGGTTGCGGGCCTTGAGCTTCTTGGCCTGCTCCGACGTCCACTGGCTGCCGTGGTAGTACTGCCGCGCCTCGATCTGCTCGCTGATCTCCTGTGACTTCGCCGCCTGGTGCGCCGTGAAATACTTCTTGAGCTTCGACAGCGGCAGGTAGGCCTCGCCTTCCGTATCCTGGCCGCCCATGGACGACGAAGCCCCCGAACTGGGGGCTGCGGTCGAGTAGCCGGTGTCGGTGGGCATTTATTTTCCGATTTTAATCCGCGTCGAACTTGTCCCCGATGGGCTGGGGCTCCCCATCATTTTGGCCCAATCCCTGTCACTGACTGGCCCATTTATCCGCTCATAAATCTGTCTTGGGGTAAGGCTGCCATCAAGGCACCCTCCGGCAACACCTTCACGCTGCTCTTCTTTGAGGTGCTCATAGAAGATGCAGGCATCCCAATAAAAAAGCGTAAGATCGTCTGCCATTAGCCAATGTCCCCGGCCTCTGGCATTTCCATTCCCTTAAATATGCCGCGCAGGTCAGAAAAATGGCCGCGAGCGTCGTCTGGCGGAACGCCCTCTATTCTCTCTGCCTCCATAAGATAGGGGAATGGCGTTGCACCATCATATCGCAGAAAACCGTGCACGCGAACGACCTGGAACAAATGCTCATTCATCAAGGCGCGCATTTCCTCGGGAAAAATACATTGGACCTGATCCGCCCCGCTCGGGGGCCGAATATAGAAACGACGCTCTCCATCAAAATCCATTACACCGCGCAATTCCCCGAACAGAGAGCCGCGGGAGACGCCAGGTTGCCAAGGCATCTGTTCCTCGGTCATTTCAGTCCTCCCTGAACCCGATCGCCGCCCGTATCTCGGCGGCACGGTGCTGTAGCCACTGCACGCTGTTGTCCTTGGGCACGGCCTCCTTGATGATCGAGTAGGCCACCGTCTCGAGGTCGTTGGCAAAGCCCATCGCATCATCCCCGGTCAGGAAGACGCCGAGGCGGCCGTTGTCGCCAGGCATGGCCTTGGGGGTGAATGGCATCAACCTGTCCTCGCAAATTCACCAAAGACTTTCGACGCCGCATCACAATAGGCAGCATGGGCCTCCTCCGGGGTTTCAAACGTCCCGAGGTGGTGTTTCACTCCATTCCGACAAACCTGCGCCTGCCATCGCTTACCCCTAAGTGGAAAAACTCCCTTGTAGCCGGACTTATTGTCGCGATGTTTGATGCAGTTGCCCATGTTTTCAGTCTGCGATGCCTCACGCAGGTTTGCAATGCGGTTGTCAAGACGGTCGCCGTTGATGTGGTCGAGTTGGCCTTTGGGTAATTCGCCATGCACCCAAAGCCATGCGAGATGATGATTAGGGTACTGTTGGCCATCCACCATCATCCGGAAATACGTATTCTGAATACAGGCGCAAACTCTACCTTTGCGCATAAAGACGCCTGTTTCCGGATCATAATGACGAACTTGACGTAACCGCTCAACAGACAACATTTATCACCTGCATTAGAAATGGCGCTATCAACCAGATCGCCGCCTTCCAGTCGTCCAGCCGTGCCACATGGCCCACCGGCCTGTAGCCCGTGGCGTTGTCCGGCGGCACCGGCCCTTTCGGCCGGTTGCCTACCGCCATGACGTCGAGGAGCTGGCCAACAAGCCCGAGAGCGTCCACTTGGTCGTCGTGCTTGCCGGCCGGGAACGACAGCAGCTCCGATCGGAGCTCCGGGAACCATGTTGCCTTTGTCGGAACATACAGGCCGCAAGCAGGGTGAGCCATGCGACCGCGGATTGATTGAGCACGCACCGCCTTGTCGGCTCTGACCGGAAACGCCTGGCGGTAAACATAGGCTTTCCTCTCGTTGGCCGTCCGGTCGAGGTACGGCCCGATGCCGGCGTTGATCTGGCCTTGCTCGACGGCCCAGCCTACGGGCTTCCACTGTCGGACGAGATCGCAAAATGCTTCGACCCAGACATCCGAACTAGCTTGCTCGCGCCACAGATCGAGCAGGTACATCCGTCCTTCGGGGTCCAGTCCAACAACCAGGTGTACGGTATAATCCCCGCCGTCCGCAGTGACAGCATAGTCCGAGGCGCCGTAAACGACGATGGTGTCTCGGGCAGGTGGGCGGTCATAGGGCTTCATCCACTCGGCTTTGAAGTAGTCGCCTTCCTCGGGACTCGGCTGTTGCATGTAGAGCGCAGACCAGAACCGCGGCTGGGTATTCACTCGAATGCGCTCCAGAATATGAGCGGGATATGCTTCCGGCCATAGAGCCTCGCCATCCACAAGTGCTGGCAACTCAACTACTTCCCATCGATCGCCACCAGCGGCCTGCTGTGCCAGCAAACGGCCCGACAAATCATCCTCATGCATTCGATGATTGATGACGATGATCGCGCCGCCTGGCTGCTGGCGGTTATAAACTGTGCCCGTGTACCAATCCCATACGTTCTTGCGAACAAGCTCAGATTGTGCGTCCTTCATCGTGGCGAAGGGATCGTCAATCAAGATGACATCGCCGCCACGGCCCATCACCTGACCGTCGATGCCAACCGCGTAATAGATGCCGCCTTTCGAGGTGTGCCACTTGCCCCTGGCTTGGCTGTCTTCGGCCAACTCAGTATCGAATAACGCCCGATATTCGGGGCTGCTAATCACATTTCGCGCCGAGCGACCAAAATCCGACGCTAGTTCGCTAGTCGCCGAAACCGACAAAAACTGCTTATGAGGTTGACGCCCGAGGTAGAACGCTGGAAACCGAATAGAAGCTAATTCCGACTTGCCGTGTCGCGGCGGGACTAACAGCATAAGGCGGTCGATTTCACCGCGCTCGACCCGCTCTAGCTGCTCGGCAATTTGCCTGTGATGTGGAGCCGTCCGATAACGATCAAACGTGTACTCAGTGAACGCTATCAGACTCTCGGTCGCTTCCGTCCGCCTTAGCAGTTCCGTTACTGCGCGCTCTGCATTCATTGAGGAACGCGACCAACTCGTCCCGGGTCCAGTCTGTTGCATCGCGCTTGTCATTGATGGTCACTGTCGATTCTTGAGCGGCCCTGCCATCAAGCCGGTCACCGATCTCCCTGATGGCCTGCATGTCGCCGTTTTCAGCCTCGTCCGCACATTTCTCGGCGATCCGCAACAAACGGCGACGGCCGTCTTTGTCATCGCGAAAGACAACCATGCGCAGAGCTTCTGCCCACGGCTTGTCCTTATTTGGTGATCCAAGCGGCCTGCCCATATTTTATTGCCTAAATGTTGCCAGGTTTTGCATTTTTTGCAAATACAAGATGACTTGCCTTAGCGTTGAAACATCCTCTTTGACCAACCCAAATGTTACATTACAAGGATCACATACCCAACCGCGGAACTGGCCAGTTTCATGGCAATGATCTAACACAATCTTTCTATGTTTGCGCCCACAACACTCGCAAGTCTCTGGCTTCGGCCTAATGCTTTCTAATTCTATACCATACAAATACCGGTACTTCTGGATTCGGGCTCGCTCAGGATTTCGGACGCGGAAGTTAGCACTCCATTTCCGATGGTTTTCCTTTGTTTCGCTTGGAAATACGCATTCAAAACACCTTCCACTGGAAGCGTTGCGATCGGCAATGTGCCCCTGTTTACAGGGGACGCCAGTGAAGTACGTCTTTGCACCGCTCAACCTTGCGGCTTTCCGTGGACCGGGCTTAGCGGCCATCATTCTGGCTCCTTCAAACAGCCACCAATGGCAATAGCCCAGAAGTCTTCCTCTTCTGGGTTTATCATTCCCCTAATCCAACGCCGACAGTGGTTACGGACCCGCCCCATCGACTTACGGATTGGCATCACTTGTCGCCTCGGCCTGCAGCCTGCGCAGTAGTTCATCACAGGCCTTTACGTTACGGTTATGGTGAATGTCGTTGTAGTGCTGGCCGCTGACGCTCTCTTTCGCCTTGCCCCATGCCATTTTCTTCGAGCAGCGTCGCGAGCAGAACTTCTGATTCCGGTGCACGGGCTTGAACGGTTCGCCGCACAGGTCGCAGGTCCTGGTCATATGGCTCATAGACGAGCTCGCCGGTTTCTGGGTTCCATTGCACGAGGTAGTCGGTGTTGAGGTCGCGGCGGAGGTTGGACGGGAGGTCATCCTCCTCCACCGCGGGCGCTAGACCTATGAGCCTGCGCCAATTCATTTCTTCCTCCGAACCTTGCGCTTGGGCTTCGGCGGCGCCTCCGGCTTGGGCGGGTCGGCTAAAGCCATCAGCCCGGCCAGCGACTGAGCGAATGGCCGATCACGCCTGCCGTCTCGCACCTCCCGATCAAGGGCAGCATGGAGGGCATCCTCGTACAGCTTGAGCTTGGCGGCATCGGACAGTTTCGGTGCTGCCTTGGCTTTCTTGGCCTTTTTGACTGACTTTGCCTTGGACTTCCTGGCCATGTTCGCCTCCCTAGTGTAAGCGTTCTGCGTCGTAGCCATGGTCCGCGATCAAGTGACAAGCGGCTGTTAACTAGCTCTAGAGCCGCTCCAGGGCGTCGATGCGGTAGCTCCCGAGCGGCTCCAGAGCGTCTCTAACTCACGTAGATGCCGGGCCGCATAGGTGACCTCCTGTGTTCTCGCGGGCCGGACGCTACCCCGGCTCTGTGGGCCTTCGGCCGTGACCGCCGCCCAACCTTCCCTTGGCTTCACCGGACAGTATGACCGGACTAAATCGCCGTGAAATTGCGGATAAGAGCAGGCTTTCAGCCAATACCCTCCACAAGCGACCGAGTGACCCGACAGTAACCCTCCGACCGTCACATTAAGCGCGTGTTCGCTTCCACGCCGCCGCGAGAAATGCAAAACGCCCGACGCAGTTCCCCGCGCGGGCGTGTCAACCTCGATTGTCTATTATTGCGTACCATTTTTGCCAAACCCCTGTCAACCGGCCCGGATTTTCGGTCGTGCCTCAGTTTGAATTTCCGGGCCGTAGGCGAATGGACCAACCTGGGTCAAGCTCGTCGCCACGGCGGGATAAGAGTTTGGGCCGGAGATTGGTCACCTCCGGCCCCGCCTTCCATGACCAAACCCCGGTGCCAGCCGGAGAAAGGCAGGTGTTCAGTGCTGTTCGTCAACCGCATGCCACCACGGCATAAACCGTGAGGTCGTCCCCGGCGTAGCTCAACCGGACAGAGCTCCACCGTGCTAAGGTGGAGGTTACGGGTCCGAACCCCGTCGCCGGGGCCATACTGCATTTTAGATCAAGCGGTTGATTCTGCAAGCCTTTATTTATTGAATCCCCTCAAGGGGTTAATGGAATGTTGGTTTCAAACTGAAATAATGGCAACCTTGGGATTACGACTCTCCTGCTCTATCCAGTTGAGCTACGGACGCACCCCACCGCTTTCGTGAACTGTTTTCAGTCCACGGTGATCGGCTCGCCCCGAAGGGCGGGCCGAATCACTTTTGGGACGCTATCCGAGGCTCGCGCGCACTACAATTTTACAGGGCCATAAAACCGTGGTTATTTGAGCCGACCGGCGCGCCAGAAATTCAAACTGAGGCATTACCGGATTTTCTTACTCACGCCGTAGTGCTGAACCAACGCCGTCAACCCCCACCGCAGGGGTGACAACCAACGGCACCTCAGGTCATGGATCGCCACGCGGTTGACCTCCATGATCGCAGTGTGGCCCGCCGGCCACATCGCCTCGTAAGCTGCGTTGTACCGTTTACGACGCTCCAGGGCGACTTCCTCCGAAACCTCGGGTTTCCAGCCACCGCCGCGTAAACCTCGTGGTGGGTTTATTGTGGCCAGGTAAGCCCCAACTGTCCGCGCCCAGTCCCGGCCGGCAAGGTATTGGCTTTCCGTGACTAACCCACGCAAGCACATTCTGCCGAGGACGGATTCCGCTTTCTGGTCGAGCCGATCCGCCTCGCACAGGTCGCGTCTGTGCGGCATTGCCGCAGCTATGGCCTTAGGACTAAGCCGGTCCACAACAACCAGCCTCCCGTTCTTGCGCTGTCCGCCCCTGCGCTTGCGTCCGGTTCGCATCAGCCCTCATATTGAAACTCACGGCCCAGCTCGAACGGCCCCTTCGGCCGCTCACCCTCCGGCAACACCTTCACACTGCCTTCCCGTAACGGCGGTGGCCGAGGCCGAGGCGGGTACCGCTTGGTGGTGTCGAACTTGTCTCGTGGGCTCCATTTTGGGTGATAGTCCTGATCGGTCATTGCCTACCTTTCTTCCTCGCTAGTCCCCTTTCTCGCGGAGAAGGAGTAAAGCTTAGATATATGTGATTGTGATTGGTCGCCCTTTTGGTTAAGCAATTGCTTGGCCTCAATGTGTCTTTCCATATTGGCCCTGCCGCGACTTTTAAGCCCTCCCTTGGCCCCGTAAAACTGGCGCTTCATGCTGAGAACCTTGGCCTTTTCCAGTTCCTTCTCTACTCGCCTGTGCCTCCATCCGGGCTCAAAGAAGTGTGCTAGCTTCGGTGAAATTTTTTTCCACAAATGGCGAGAAATTTTGCAAATTTTTCGCAAATCCTCAGGGTCGGTCGGTAGCCTTTCATGCTGCCAATAGTAGGCGATCAGCAGCACATAAGCCCCGTGTTCTAACGTGCTCAGATGATGAGTGTCGGCAAAGTAGTCGCCCCAATACATCGGCATCCATGCCTTGCTCATGGCCTTACCCGATACTGGAACAATCCCCGTTTAATGTGCCGCCGCTCGACAACCAGGGCGCCATACTTGGCCTTGCGCAGATCCCGCAGCCTGGCGCTCACCGCCGCCTCGGTTCCGTTGACCAAAGCCGCAATGTGCCCCAGCGTCCGCCAATGACCGTCTTTCATTAACTGGTAAACCCGGCCCAACTGCCCGTTGAGACGAGCATAATCACGTTCTGCGTCATAGGTTGCGCCGTCGAATGCCCGTTTGGGTTCGGGCAAAGGAACGTCGCCGAATAGGTCTTTCATCTTCATTGTCCAAAACCGTACGACCTATTGACTTGCCACAATCGCTTGCTATTTCGGGGGCGTTGTTGCCCAAGACACTAGCTCCACTAGCCCCCGGCTGCGTCGAACCCGTAGGTTCGAGCCGGGGGTTCTTTTCATGGGTTTGCCTCAAAGAAAGCCCGCGCGAAGCCCATCGGGGTTTTGCTGCGCTTTGCCGCTCGATCCGGCGATGGCGACATGAGGTGCATCCTGCTCCCCTCGACCGCCGGTACCCGCGCCTTGTACGGGGCATTAAACCTGCCCCAGAGACATGTGCGCTTTGTATAGGGATCACCGTAATCTGCAGGATCAAAAACCATCACAGGTTCGCCCAGCCAGCGGTTGAGGCGACCCACGGGATTTTCTATTACCCACCACTGCGGCCGGTGGACGAGAATGATCCGGCAGCAGGCATCCACCAACGCCAAGCCATCGAGCAGAGCCTTCTCGCCCTTGCCAGCCCACCATCTGGCGCCCGACCCCGCAAACTCAGTGCAGGGTGGCGCAGCCAGCACACCACGGAGCGGATAAGACAGCGCCTTGAACAGCCGGATATCGTCGCCGTGCTGCAGGTCAACCTGCTGTACGTCATAGCCGGCGTCCCGATATGGGCGGGACCAGTTGCCGCTGAAGTCGCAAAGGGACAAAACAGTCATCATGCGGCTTTCCCATAGGCCCGCCGGGCGTGATGGGCGCAGTACGGCAAGCCGGTCGCCGGCAATCCCCCACAGAAGAAAAATTCAGCCGTGCCCGGATGGCCCACCGGCCACCGGCAGGTTGTGCCGTCGAGCTCCCAGGTCGTCCGCCTTTGCTCGATCGGGATGTCCAGGTCAGACCGCGGGGTGGGCGGCGGCGGCTCGGGCTCGGGTATAGGGCCAATGTCCCGCACCACCTTGGGGAGCTTCTTTGCC